GTAACTTTATTACTTTCTGTTAGATAAATAATTGTGGTTAATCCGATTGTAGGTGCATATGAAGAGGAAATAGATATAGATGCAGTAATATTAAGTTGTGGTAAATCACCACCAACACCACTGACCAATGATGCTGATTCAGCGTTATATTGAACAAGACTCTCATATGTTGCTGCCGGTGTCTTGCCTGTTAGGTCATATTTTGGATAATTTGCCATATGTCTTTAGTTAAAGTTTGTTATTTATAAATATGGAGATTTCCATCCTTTATATCATTTTTAACCAAATAATGCCAAGGTCACGGCATCATACATATCGCCATTATGTATGTCCCAATCCCCGTTTCTATTAAGTTTTTCAAATTCCTTTATATTTGGAACGTAGAGAGGGACTTGAGATTTAACGTATTCTTTTGGTTTTATTCCTTTAATTCTCGATTTACCAAATACTTTCTTTCTTACTGTATTAACATTCAAACTGATTATTGGTTTTTTCCAAGTCTCTTCTAAAATATAACAAATTACCGATTTATTTTTTACTAATTTAATTAATGTTTGTTGCGATGTAAAGCCGGAAGAAAATCCTGATAAAGTTTCTTCTACATTGATTTTATCAAATTCTTTACCATCTAACCCATCTATAATCATTTTTGATTTTTCTTTATATGTTTCAACTTTTTCTATTCGAAAAAATCCAGCATCTATTATAACACCGTTATCAGATATTGCCCACCCACAAGTAGATGTTGATAAATCTAATCCAAGTATTTTCATATAGGTTTATTAAATCTTTTCTTTTGAGAAATAGACATTTTTAATTTGGGTTCTTCACTAACAGGATTTCGAGTTTTCCACGCCAGAACCATTTTTTGTTTTGTCTCATTCGAATGTGTTTTTCCAAACATAGAATTTTTATTTCCTGTTCTTAGTTTTGCTGATTTACTCATTTTCTCCTTTGTTTCTTCTGAAAATGATAATCCTTTATTCCAACTTACTTGAACACCTACTTTTCCTTTATTCCACGGAATTTTATTCTTCATCGGAGATAATGCGTCATATGCTATGTTGTAATATAAAGTTGGATTAACTTTACAAATATCTAAATATTTTTGTTCACGTTCCAAAAGTTTATCTTTAAGAGTCTCTTCTATTATAGAGAATTCAAATTCATCGGACCCGTATTTGTTCCAAGATGTTTGTAAATGCCCATTATCATGACGATTTTCTTTAAGTAATCGTTTATGATATCGCCATCTATTAAAAATGTTATTAGAACTTCCGATATAACATTTTCCATTTACTTTGTTAACGATTTTATAAATTCCACAAATCATATTTTAAAAAAAAGAACTTCCTATATACATAGGAAGTTCATTCGTGTTTATTTTTTATATTAACTTGGAAATGAAGCGTCGTATGGTGTTGTGCTTAATCCTTGAACGTAGAATGACAAATCTTTACCATCGGCTTTGAAGTCAGAAATACCTTGTTGAACTTTGGTTAAAAATCCATTTGCTTTCTGAAATGTTGCTCCTTGATAACTTGCGAACAATGCGTCAACGCCAGTTTCGATGATGTTTTTGTCATTGAACGCTCCACCGGCCTTTTGAGTAGCATATCTTGTTGCTAGGTCGGTTGTCAATGAAGGCCTTGGTGTGGGTATAGGCATAATGTCTTATATGTTAATTTACTGTATATAAATAGTTATCTCGTTCATTATATCGTAAAAATTTTACATTAATTTTATTATTCCTAAAATGGTTAATTATGTTATTTTGACGAATTATATCTTTTTCTTTTCGTTTTGGACGATTATGAAATGGTTCATCATATTCAATAATGATGTGTTTATCTTTATCATATGCATCTACCATATATCCACAAATAACCATTTCCCCTCCATTCATAGCATGTTGTAGATTCCAACCATTATTTTTATTAAGTTTATCAAAATATGAACATGCTTTTGGGTTTGCTCTTCCGTGAGGGTTAATGGACAAACTTTGTAATTTTTTAATATATTCTGATGTTTTTGTTCGTAATTTTAGTTTATGGTCTTCGGATAGAGATTTTCCATACCAATAATTTTTTTCTTGTTGGTGTGCTTTTGATATTTTATCAACAGTTTCTTTTTTATGTCTTTTATTAAAAAATGGATTATTAATCCCTTTCTTTTTTTCTGACATCAATTTTTTAGATTTGTTAGAAAATGTCCTGCCTATTTGAACACATCGTCTGCATAATTTATTGTGTTTATTAGCACGATTCATTTCAACTTTAGTTGTGTAACTCACAATACAATTACATTTAGAACAATTTCTAATAAAGTTATCCATAATTAGAAATCCATTTTTACAACAAAATTAATTGGAAAGTCTGGAGTTATCTTGATTGGTGAACCCAACTTAGCTATGGCAACAAGGTCTGTCTTATCATAGAGGCCAATAGAGGTCACTGTTGGCGCCAGATACGAGCCTGTTGGGTCGGCCTTACTCAAGGCGGCATAATCCAAGAAGTTCTGATTAATCATAGGCGGTTGGCCACGGAGAGTCAAACCATTCATATAATCAAGAATATTGCTCAAATACTTATTTTGAGAATTTGGTGTAATGTAAGAATCATAGTTCTTTTGAGTCAAACGATAGATAAAATACTTCCACAAGATGTTCATATCATTGTAGTTAACCTTATTATCATTATTGAAATCCAAACTGTTGTAAAGTGTATTATTGATAGTCGAATAACTTGATGAAAACAAACTATCAGTTCCAGACCAAGAGGCGGAGTACATAGCATACACCGACAATTCTTCATTTGTCGTTGTATCAATGATTGATGAAGTCCAGTCGGTGTTTGGTGCTCCAGAAGTTTCTGTGCTCTTGAAAGCCATGTATCTTAACAACACATCGGCGTCCTGAAAATCAAATTGACTATTACGATTTATATCGAATGGAGAATGTGGTAAAACTACTGCCGTAGGATTTGTGCTAACATTGAACTCTCCAGGTTCTACAGGACACACAACTTGTTTTTCAAATACTGTTTGTCTTGACTTAAAATCAATTTCATATTCGTATTCATTACTATCAACACTGTTTAATTGTAATCCTTCAAAGTTTGAACCAGAAGTCATGATAACAATTTTACCATTACGATAGAATACATTTCCAACATAAAATTGTTCACGAAGATTTTTTAAATTGTAAATGTAGGCTTTGCCACTCAATTCGCCTAATTCCGATACACTTCCAGTAAAACTTCCTGTTGCTGCATTCAAGTCCATTTCTGTAGCTGAACCGGAGATTAACATCGGAGCACCGATGGTAATAAATTGGCCTGACACACAAGAGTCCCATCCATATACACGATACGGATTCAATAAACTTTTCTTTACTTGATAAACGTTGGTAATATCCCAATCGACATTTGTAGTATCAGGAATCGAACCTGTGGCTTTGTTGAATAAAACAAATTGACCACATAGGGCATTTTCACTTTCATCGCCACAATAATTGGCTTGAAATAATGACCCTCTTAAATAACATATTGATGAAGATAGAGCATTGATTTTTGGAACGCCGGCGACAGCATATTGGTCAAAAATACTAACAGACCAACCAAGCTCATTGTTGTTCATTATTTTTTCATTACCATATGATTTTCTTGCCAAGTAATATCCATAATCTCTATTAGCACAACGTTCAAAGAAATATACAGCTCCCTGTTGATATTCCGCAGAACTACTAAATTCTTGAATAATTCTATCAAATGGAGCACCAACCATTACACTGTTGCCATACATAGCAACAGAATAACCAAATGAATCTTGGGTATTTGGATAATTGCTTACAATAGGTAAAGTAGAATAAAACGGTAAAGGATAAACGGAACTGCTGTCAGGTTTCAACGTAAATGTATTGTTCCATTGAGTTCCATCAAATTCATAAACATAGGCTTTTGAACTACTTGGTTTTGAACTGCCTACTACCATACTCCAACTGAACGAAGAAGATGCTTTGTTCATACCAATGTCCGAACCAAATAAATCTCCACTTCCTAAACCTGGAGGCGTTGGCAATGTTTGATACAATGACCAACTTAAATTGTTCCCATTATGTTTTCTGAACATGAATACGGCGCCAATACTTGAAGATTCTTCTGGAGAACCTACTGCCAACCATTCATCGTTAAGAGATACGGAATATCCAAATGAAGAAGTTGTTGTGTCAATTGGATTGTAAATTGTTGTAAGATATGGATTAGTTCCAACCACACCAATTACTCTTTGATTTAATGGTGCTAAAGCAGCCGGTGTATAAAATGTTGGAACCGTAACATCGCCTCCGCTATTAGATGTTACACCCACGGCGACATTTAACCAATTAGATGTAGGCAATGAATCTTTTGTTTGAAAAATTACATACGAATAATTTTGATATGCTGGAACTCTTATATTGATTGAAACATACAATCCAACCGAACCCGTCCCAATGATTGTTGGTGGAATTCTGTTAGCATATGGGTCGATGTCTAATACAGATAAATCAAATAAATCAACATATCCAGACCCAGTGAATACCAAAGATGCTGATGTAAAAGTGAAAATATTTCTATAATATGGATTGCCGACGGCCAATAAAGCGTTTCTAACATCTACCGCCCAACCATATCCATCTTCCGATGAAGTGTAATATTGTGCGGCGTCAACCAATAAGTCTTTGTCGGCTGTATATGGAATTGACCCTGTGTATTCTGTATGAAGATAGTAGTCTGGGCCTGTTGAACCTGTATTATTATCTTCCGTAGAAAGAATCACATCTTCAACTGACGTAGGCGGTCTATAAAGAATCGTTTTAACATCGTGAACGTCTGTATTGATGTTATATTTGTAAACTTCAACCGACCCGGTTCTGTTCAGACTTGCTGTAAGAGGGTCATATCTAAATGGATTGGGATTACCAACTGCGGCCCAAGGGTCGTCGCAAGTAACTGACCAACCAAAGTTTTGATTATAAACCTGTGCAATCATACATCAATGAAGAGCGTCTAATTTTATGACAACACTCTTCCCCAAGTCCACATCCAAGATAATGATAATGTCTGAACATTAGTCTTGGTTTGATTCTCGGTTAATACAGCAAAATATGCGCAGTGACCGTCAGCCCAAGATGAACCATAAAAATTTAAACCAAATCCAATAGTTCTTAGGTCATTTCTTGCCATCTGAGCAACTTGAAAGGTTCCATTTCTGTAAAGAGTATAACTTCCAGGAACATAGGCGTCAGTTGCCATTCCAACTTGGTCAGCAAATCCTCCGCCTTTATCCCCGCCAACAACCGAACTAGAACTATTTGATACAAATAAATTCGGTCCTGATGTTGCCGCCGGTTCTGATATTGAATATCCGCCTTGATTTCCATTGCCATCTACATAAGCCATAATAATAGCATCAACGCTTTGATATCCATATACTATGGAACCAGTTCCCCAGCCAGCAATGGACGCGGTAAATGGAGTTCCAGGATATGATGCTGTAGGAGATACGGCTACATCCAATTCATAAATTAATCTCAATTTTTGAGAAGACCCAATATAAACTGGTGTAGGCAAAATTACTCTACTTAAAATTGTGTTATTTTCACTACTACCCCAACCTACACCAACTTCCGTGTATGTGTATGGTGACGTTTCATAATTGAAATCCCACGTTCTTCTTAATTGTGTTATTACACTACTTGTAGTATTAAGTGTTGTGGTCTGACAATATCCTGCACCAGCAAAATAGTTATTGGTTCTTTGATATTCAGATTGCAATCCAACTTGTGAAGTTTTCCAAATAGTAAAAGGTTGTAATGGAATGGTTCCGCCCGGAGTTACTGATGCTGAAATACCTGATACCGCTAATACTTGAACTTGTGAAAAATCTTGGAATTGAATTACATCACCAACTTGTAACCCGCTGCCATATCCACCATATGAACCTGTGAAGGCTTGAATACTTCCACTAATTACTCCAGGAACTAAAGTAACTGTGTTTCCTGCTACTGACGCAGAACTGTCTGCCGAGTAAATGGAATTACTTCGTGTTCCATTTCCACCCGCAGCATAACGCATCAAATTCTCATATGTGTAATATGGAACTGCGTCCATTCCTTGATTTAGAATCAAATTCTTTTGCCATGGATAGTCTCTAACAACTTCATTATTAGAATCTACTACAAAAAGTTTGTATTTTCCTGATAGAGTGTTGTTTGTTGATATATCCGTTAATTTTAGGTCATTCATATTATCCTTTACTTGTTACTATACATATTTGTTACATTAGACTTCCACCCGAAAATCCGATTGTAAACGACATACTATCGAAACTCATTGTTACTGGGAACGTATTTGTTATATTACTTCCTGATATAAACACCATTCCAAATGATGCACTATCGAAACTTGCTGTTGCTGGGAACGTATTTGTTATATTACTTCCTGATACAAACATTGCATTAAATGACATACTATCAAAACTTGCTGTAATTGTAGTTACAACATTTTGAACCGTTCCTGAAATAAACGACCAACCAATTGTAGGTGTATCAAAACTTGATGTGATAGTAGTTACTACATCTTGCAATCCGCCGCTGTTAAACATAGCGGTAAATGTGCCAACATCCTTTAACGGTGGCTGATTATCTGTGCTACCATATAAGAATTGAATGACTAATGTTGGGAAATCGTGGTTAGAAATAAATGAATTTCTACTAGATGTTATTGAACTGACGTTAACATTACTTCCAGATGGAATTCCTGTAGGAGCATCGCTCAATCTTGATGTAAATGACGCAGTATCTCCATACCACCAATTTCTTGTGCTTCCTGTGTAGAACGTAGCCACAAAAGCAACACTTTCAGAAAGGTGTGGGTATGGTTCGCCCAACCAATAAAAATCACAATATGAAGAACTTTCTGATGCTATAAATTTGTTTACGTATTCACCCAACTCTTGTTGATGTGAAAACAGATTCTTTCCAGCAAATAGATTTCCATTTCCATCATCGGTTATGGTATAAACGTTATCCAATGTATTGTCATAAACAACTACCGTATTTGGAGTAATTTTATCTCCATAGACACTTCTTGGAACGTCAACCAATCTAAACTGGTCTGACAAACTTCTCTGTGTTTGAGACAATGTAAAATCAATATTTTCGACGCCCCAAATCTTTGATGGGTCGAGATAATTATTATAAAACATCGTCTTTACTTGGTGATAAATTGAACGTTTATAAGTTCCATCGTCATTTAACGGTTCTGTATTTGGATATACTATTCCTTGAACATTCAATCCAATTTGAGAAGTTGCCAAATCATTTGGTTGTTGTTCCAATGCAATGTCACATATATCGTTATCAAATGCCCAATTTAAATCATAATCAATGAATTCTAACGCAATAGGCAACCCATCATCTGACCCTGTTGATTCAAACAGAAGTAGATTTTGATTATCGGTATTATTCAAATTCCAGTCTTTCGTCGCTGCGAACGGCGTTACTTGAACTTGATATTTTTTCAATAATTTTATCATACATTAACTAGGAATTGGCGGTAGAGCCGGATTATAGTAATAATCACAACCATTACTACTTCCAGTAATATATTGATTAATAAAATTGCCTATTTCCTGTTGTTTAGCGAAAATATTTGTTCCGGCAAATAAATTGCAGTTGCCATCATCGGTTATGATGTAGTCATTGTCGGTTGTCCTATCAACCATCTTAACCGTGTTTGGGATAACTTTCTCACCATAAACAGGCTGTGGTATTTCAAACATCTTAAATTGGTCTGAAAGAAATCGTTTTGTTTGAGATTTTTCAAAATCAATTTGTTCTAGTCCCCAAATCTTCGTTGGGTCACGGTAGTTGTTATAGAACATATTCACGACTTGTGAATACACAACACGCTTGTAAGTCCCATCTAAATTAGTTGGGTCTGTATTAGGATAGAAGATTCCTGATAGTTTTAATCCAGAACGATATCTCGCCAAGTCATCGGCTTGTTGTTCCAAAGCAACATTACAAGCACTTGCGGTAATTGCGTAATTTGGAAGAAGAACAAGATATTCTAAAGCAACAGGCAAACCATCACTACCACTATGTTCCATGAGGATTGAATCCTCATTTGTTACATTGGATAGTCCCCAATTTTTTGTAACAGCGAACGGTGTAGTTTGTGTATCATCTTTATGGAGTAACTTGAGCATTTTATATCTTTATTTCTAACACATCATCTTTTGACCAAAGTGTTTGATATTTTCCGTTTCTATTTTCCCACACAACCTCTTTTCTATCTAATTCAATGGCCAATTCAATTAATTTTCGTAATTGGATGTTGTTTGGTTTAGAATATTGATTCCCTGTATATACTGAATTAGAACCACAAACTACTCTTTGCCATCCTTTTTTATACAATTTTCCCATTGGGTCATTTTTTAATTTTGTATATTTTATGGCATCTAAATAATGATGATTTCCTGCTCCCATGACTGATTTAAATTCTCCATTATTTGTTAACCAAGACACAGCATTATTAAAACTATTTTCTAAAATTAATTTTTTTAATAAAATCATATATTAATAAATATGAGGTCTTATGGTTCTTAATACAATGGACGGGTCTTTTTTAATATCCGATTCCCACAATCTAATTACTTTTATTCCTCTTTTTAAAGCTATTTCTTCTTTTATCTTATCATTTTTCTTTATTTCATTTACTTTAATATAATGTTGAGAATGATTTGGATTTCCGTGCCAAAAATCCCCATCTATTTCAAGAATTAAAGGTTTTCCTTTTATCTTAAAATCGTATGATTTACAAATCCCACATTCATTGATGAAATATTGAAAATGATATAGAATATTTGCTTTATTTAATTCATTCGCAACAATTTCTTCCAATTTATTCA